CGGGATGCGGTGGAAGAACTGGTCGAGGCAATGGTGCAACTCCGGCTACCCAAAGACATGACGCAGCGCCAGTACCGAAAGGCAGTGAAGGACGCGGGGCATGGCCGGAAAGGCACCACGGTGGACGCTGCATGGGACAAGTACCAGGCTCGGATCTTGCCTTGGAGGGCGCCGGAATTGCCTCTGGAAGAGGCCGAAACGGGCGGGAATCACGGGGTCGAGATTGAGGCAGGAACGGGCACCGATGATTCCCTCTGATTCCCGTGATTCCCTCGTGATTCCCGGTGATTCCCTCGTGATTCCCAAACAGGGACTGCGATTCTCCCAATTCCATCTCTATAGATGGAATCAGGAATCAGACTCGGAATCATGGCTCCTTCGAGAGCTGGTTGACAGTGGATTCCGCACCGGGCGTGGAGGGTGGCGTGACTGTCATTTGTCGACACATTCATGTAAGCGTCAAGTGCTCATTGGTTTGGATGCTCCGGCGCTCGCACTGACTGCCATCGTTGAACCGATCGCGCTCTCGCCGCTGGGTGAGGTGTGCGCGCTGAGTGAAGGTTTGCGCACGTACCTGTTCATGCGGGGTGAGTTGACGCATCGTGATCACTGGAATGTCGCAGGGATGCCAGCCTCCACCCACAATCGGGTGCTCCCCCAGCATCGCTGCGCCTGGTTGATCCCCGACACCTGGCAGGCCGCAAAGCCGGTCCCGCAGGCAGCGGCCTTCTAGTGATCTTCCCAACCTGCCTTGAAGGCCATGACCTGACATTACCTGGGGCGTACCTGTACAGGGGTGATGGCAGTCGAGTGTGTCGAGCGTGCGTCCAGTTGGGGCGTCCCGTGGCTGGCAAGAAATGGAGGATGAAGCGATGGGTTCGATGAGCCGCAGGAAAGGTGCTACGTACGAGCTGGAGGTGGTGCACTATTTGAGGGCTCAAGGCTGGGATGGTGCTGAGAAGTCGAACCGGACAGGTTGGGAGCCTGATCGCGGTGACATTGATGGGCTCGTTGGTGTGATCGTTGAGTGCAAGAACCACGCCGCGATGACGTTATCGACTTGGGTTGATCAGCTCGACGCCTCGATCCTGCGCACCAATGCCAATGTCGGGCTCGTGATCCATAAGCGCAAAGGCATTGTGGATGTTGGCCGGCATTACGCGACCATGCCCGTGGATGTTGCTGCGCGGTTGCTTCGGGAGGCTGGTTACTGATGCCGAACCTGTATGAGATCAATTGGGTCACGCGCATGTTGGCTGATCAAGGTTTGACCCCTGTGGAGGTTGACGTGCTCGATGACCGGCATTTGCGGATCACCGTGAGACTGCCCGAAGTGAAGTAAAGGCAGCAGCCCGACCCCTGAGAGGATCAAATCAAAGGGGCCGGGCTGTTTCACCATTGAGGAAGGACGCGAGTCCCCCCTGGCGCTGTGACTAGCAGTGCCGGGGGCATCCTACCTCGGTGGGTCTAGGAGTCGATGATCCCGCTCTCCGCGTCGAGGGCCGCGTCGCCACCGGCATCCTCGATACGTTCCGCGAGGTTATCGACGTTGAGGCTCTTGAAGCGGGTGTACAGAATCCACTTGTTCGTGGCTGAGTTCAGGCGATACGCGGTCTCCAGTTCGCCCAATTCAGTGAATTGTGGGCGATTGCGCAGACGGTAGCCCTGATTGATGGCCGTGTCGCGGGCCTTGAATGACGCGTACCGCGTCCAGCGTCGGCCGTTGCGTGCCACCATGAGGGCGCGCTTGCGCAGTCGGGCGCTCTTGTAGTGCTCGGGCGCGGGCGGCAACTCATCGACCGTGTGCAAGCGCTCGTACTGCGGCATGGCTACTCCTTGGTGTTGTCCAGTGCCGCCGCTGCGGCGGCACGTCGCGCGTCACGTTGGGCAAGAGCTGCCCGCATGTCGTCGTCTTGCAGGCGTCGCGTGGGCGCCAGTTTGTGTGAAGACCACAGCCCGCCAATGATCCCAGCGACCAGCCCGATAAGGCAGAGGCCGACCACGATGATGACGAGCAGGGTCAAATATCCGTCAAGCACTCGTGTGAGCATGGGCTATCCCCGTTCCTGATGACGCACACGATGCCACGTTTGGGCCCGTCCGCGCTCGATTCCCACGCTACGCCCCCTGAAATAGCCAAGCGCGAAACCCGCGCCCACGAGGGTGAGCGCAAGGGTGAAGATGGCGAGCATTGAGGCGATCCTCTCGGTCGAAGGTAAGGCTAGTTGTGCGGGCCATGCTTTGCAACGCTGGATTGAGCCGAGTGCAGAAAAACGCATGCAAGATCCCGAGCGCGTTTTTCTGCACCCCTGGCGGGATCAGTGTTGACGCGCACCGCAGTAGCGACAGGTCGTCTCTGTCTTGGGAATCCACACGCGACACTCGTCGCACTGCCTCAAATTCGGATGTCCGGCCATCTCAGTTCTCCTTCATGCGCGCCCACTTGGGTGCCCTGATCTCGGCCGTTGAATAGCCGCGCCCGTTGCAGTAGTGGCACTGCGCGCTGGGCGCTGGATCGCACCTCTCACACCATTGGGCATCGCAGTTGCCGCAGGTCACGGCATCGCTGACGGCTCCCGTTTTCGGGCAGGCCTCGGGGTGCTGGGTCGCCTTGGCTGCCAGTGCGATTGCCTCGGGCTCGATGTAGTGGTCGTCGCCTTCCCTGTCCTCGTCCGCGTGCGACTGCATTAATCCATCAGCGCTGGCGCTTTCGCCATGCGCGCGCAGGAACTCCGCGAACGCCTCCGCTTCGCTGCATGACAGTCTTGAGCCAAGGTCGCACCAGAGGTGAATATCTTGAATGAGCAGTGCGTCTATCGACGCCCCAGCGCGGGCATGAATGTTTCTGCGGTCAGGTTCAGGAGCGTGTTGGTTGACATGGCCTAATGGCGCAGTTTCCTCGGCCAGTAAGCGCTGGAGTGCATGTGCCAGTGAGTGCACATGGTCAAGCATGGCATCCCCTGCCTCCTCGGCCGCCTGTACGTCATCTGCGCGCATGGTCGCGTTCGCGATATCCCATGCGGTCACGGTTGCTGCGCCCGCATCGTTGAAACTGGCAAGCGCCCGCTCAGCTTCTTCGCGTGGCTTGGGTGCGCCGCACTGCGCGCACGTGCTGTCATCTGTAAAGCAGATGTGGTTCATGTCGATCCTCTCGGTTGCTGACGGACTCATCAGGCGGGCTAGTCATCCCGCGACCGGCGCTGGATTGCGTCGGTTTCGTCCTGGTCAGTGCTACTCAAATGCATTGAGCAGCAGGGTGAACTCTGTTGACAGTCGTTCAACAGTGGCGACGATCTCGGACTGCTGGCTTGGGTTGCCGTTGCTCAGTGCCCAGATGAGCACCTTGAGGTCCAATTGAGTGAGTTGCGGGCTCACTGTTTCGACTGTCGTGGCTGGCTTATCCATGATTTGATCCCCTCGATTGCTGACGGACTCATCAGGCGGGCTGAGTATCCCGCGACGCCTCGCGGCGTTTCGTCCCTGTCACAGTTCAGGCGTGCGCCCCTGTCGCTGGCCGCACTCGTCGCACCGGGTGCTATTGCGGTGCGCGTGCCAGATGGTCTGACCCTTGCGGATCGGGCCCCAGCATCCACGGCACGCGGTGTTGTAGCGCGCGGTCATCTTGCGCGGGGCGCTCACAGTGCGACATCCGTGGCCGCGATCCTTGCAACCTGTGCGGCTACATCGCCAAGGTTGACGTTCTCAAAGGTCGCGCCGTCCTCGGTGATGATGCCTGTCGTAACGAGCGCGTCACGAACTCGCTCATTGATGGATTCCCACTCGTGGCCGTCAATCTCGTATGTCGCGCCGCTGGCGAGCAACGTCGCCATCGCTGCGGGGCATTGCTCCTCTGGTACTACGGGCTCGTCGTCCTCATTCCATAGCTCCCTGATGGTGTCGTACGTGATCAGGTCGGAAAACAGGCGTAGTGCAATGCCTGGATGCTTACTGGAAAGTGATCCCAGCGCGTCCAGCACGTGCCCCAGATCGGTTGCGTACGCCTCCAGCGCTTCGCGGGATGGTGCCGTTATCTCAGTCATTTCATGATCCTCTCGGTTGCTGACGGACTCGTCAGGCGGGCTAGTCATCCCGCGACCGGCGCTGGATTGCGTCGGTTTCGTCCTGGTCAGGCTGCGAACATGTCCAACTGCACGGGCTCCACAGGCCAAGGCCAATCCTTGTCGGCCTCGCGGTAGGTGTGCATCATCAGGGCGTAGACGGCCTCGGCCTTGCGCATCCAAGACTGCTGTTCAGTGATGGGCCCGACCTCGACCTCGTGCCCGCACCCTGCGGGGAACTTGCCGTGCTCGTAGGCGTGCCAGACCTGTGGAAACCACGGCTTGCCATAGGGCGGGTCGTATCGCTTGATGATCGAGTACGGCGTCTGCTGCATGATCAGATCCTCACGTCTGCGATGGGGTAGGCCGTGGTCGCGCCCAAGGTGTTGATGCAGGTCGTGCACATGCGTGCACCGTTGCCCACGCGCTGCCGGTCGACGTCGCGCCCGCAGTTGCCGCAGATCGCTTCGCCCCCGATGGTCGCGTGCTCGCTCCAGTCGTCGGCGTCGGTCAGGTGACAGGCGTCCACGATGTAGCCCGCCTCCGACCTGATCATTGGGCCGGGCCGGTCGCCCACCTCCTCGACCATTCGCCGGATGAACTCGGCAACGCGCTGCGCGTGGCTGTCACTGGTGGCCGTGACCTGGAGATGCACGGTGTAGGAGTGCTCGGTCATGGTGTGATCCTCTCGGTTGCTGACGGACTCGTCAGGCGGGCTAGTCATCCCGCGACCGGACAGCCTTGCGGCTGCTCGGTTTCGTCCTGGTCAGGCTTCGATGATGAACTGCCCCACGAACCAGAGCAAGGCCTCCCGCTCGTCATCGTCCAGTGTGATCGTGAACGCTGGAGTGCCCCAGCCTTGCGCTTCGATGCGCGCGTCATATGGGCCGCCGTCGTTGGTCAGATCGCCAATGATCCACGACGCTGGGCCGCCTCCCGCGAGTTCGATTCGGTACTGCGCGGCCTGCAATGGCTCGCCGTAGATCGTCCACGCGCTGCGCACTTGGACGCTGCTGGGGTACTCGTCGACCGCGCGCTGCGCCTCGTCGCGCTCGTCGCTGCTGCGGGCTGCCTGTGACGCCTTGTAGAGCGCAAGGATGTTGCGGGCATCTGCTTGCCCCTGCTCGACTGCTGTGTCTGTTGCTTGGTTCTCGGTCATGTCGATCCTCTCGATTGCTGACGGACTCGTCAGGCAGGTTAGTCACCCTGCGACCGCGCAGCCTTGCGGCTGCTCGGTTTCGTCCTTGTCAGCCGTACACCACCTCGCCGAGTACGGCGCACTGCACGATGATGTCCGCAAGGGTGGCGTCAATGTCGCCCCCTTCGTTGGCTCGGCTCGCGCGTGCGATGTCCTGCCGGTAGGACTCGTGGAGGTTGATGGGCGACTCAGGTTGTGCGATCAGGCGCAGACCCTTGCGGATCACGTCGCGGTCGACCAGATGCCACGTGGGTTCTTCGTCTTCCATGATCTCGACGCTTGTCGGGCCATCATCGGACCAGCGGTAGTTACGGACGCGTGACCAGTAGCCGATACCTCCTTCGACTGCGGTGATAATGACGCTGTCTAGGAAGTCCTCGCGGGCTGTCTTCATGGGTTGATCCTCTCGATTGCCGTGCTGGCTAGTCAGGCCAACGCGGGGCCGCCTAACGGCGGTAGGTGCACAGTGAGGGGTACCCCCCTGCCCTGTCAAGTCGATAACGGCGATCGTTACCAAATCGTTATACAGGCCATGCATACGGGCCATGTTATGTGCTTCGCCGCTAGTGCTCGGGCAGGTGGCGGCCGACCTCATCGCCTGTACAGATGGTCTTCCCGCCGACCTCTCATCTACTGCTTTGGCGGGGCGCGGGACGAGGCAGGGGGAGGGGGGGTCCCCCGTGGCAGGCCGTGCGGGGACTTGTGCAGCACTCCCCCCGCACGCGTGTCGCGCCTCGTGCGCAGGCGCGCGACCCGGGGGTTTTAACTCTGACTGGTGTAATACTCAGGGCATCCCCTGAAAAATATTTCGCATATTCCAGTGTTGCAGCGGCGCAGCACACATGTGACATCGAAGATCCTTCACGTGGGCGAGCTTTATGCCAATTTTCTGCCCCGTTGCACGTGCCTGGCGCCCGAATATTCATATTGGAATATGCCGGCGCTAGTGCAGGTAGGTAATCACGGAGCTAGCTATCGCTCCCGCGCCTCCGTGTCAGCGCCCACCCCAAGCGGCCCGTACATCTCGTTCAATTGCGGCCAAAGCAGCTTGCCCCTGCCCCCAATTCGATGCCACCAGCGGATACCCCTTCGCCAGTAGTCGCCTTCCGCGTCCCGTGCCACGCGGCCGCGCTTCTTTGCCCACTCCGGCTCGGTCACGGTCCCCACCGCACCACGTTCACTGGCCGCTCGACAATGCCGAGCCCAAGATCCGTCCAAGTGTTCGGCTCGCGCTGCCCGGCCACGAACCACGCGTCACCATCGCGGTACGCAAGCATGGTCGCCCCTTGAAACATCCACTCCATGATGCTCTTGTCGGGCGGCTCGGGCATCGGGCAAGGCACGATGGAGCCACCCATCAGGTACATGCTCCGTTCCTGTTCCCCGTCCTCCAGCACGGTCACGGCGCGAGCGTCGATCGCGACGATCAGCCCTTCCATGTCGGTGCCGCCAGCGTTGGTGACGGTCACCCATACGCCGTTCATCGCAGGATGCAGTTCACATGCGGCGTGACGTGGTGATCGTGATAGCGGCAGCAGTGGCACTCATGGTCGACGCCATGCACGCAGGTCGCTTTCTCGCTCACGACTCGCTCGCCTCGTCGAGCATCGTCAGCAACGCGGCCGTGCATGCCTCGACGGTGCGGGCCCGACCTTCCTGCCGTGCCAGCTCCGCGCAGTAGGCCAGCTTGCGGGCCAGTTCTGATGTCACGGCGTCTCTTGGCCCCTGAATCCCATGAACAGGACAAGGGCGCTGCGGGCAGGAACAGTGAGTCAGGACAATCGCTGGATCGTCGCTCTGTTGCTCGAATTCACCCAGGTGGACGTGTTCACCCCACGCGTCAGTACCCATGCCGCCACCGTCAACAGCAACCGCCCCTGCATCCACCGGCCCTTGAGCGGACTTCGCCGGCTCATCCATTTAGACCTCTCCCATCCCTGAACTCGCGGTCAGTTGCATCCATGCTCGCTCCGATGTACCGCGCTCCGCGTCGTTTGCGCTTTGGCTTCTCGATTTCAGCCTCACTCGCTGGCCCCTGAACGTCCTCGGTGAACTCGATAGGCCCACCGTCATATGACGGGCCTTTGATGCGCGGGTCGGGCGCGAGTTTGTCTACCGCCCATTCTGTCCCCTCGCTGGTCGTGGGGGGCACGGACTCAACGAGGGCGGCAGCGCGGATAGCGGCAAGCGAACTTCTGCGATGCCAGTCCCACCCATAGACAGTCCAGGACTTCCACTGCCTACGGTGAAACCACATGACAGCCCAATTGCGTGGCGGTATGCCCTTGTCACTGTCAAGGGACTCGATGATCTGCGCTGCTCGCTCCCACGCCGCTGCGATTGCTTCGGCGTCCGGCCCCTGAATGGGTGGGGTTGTGAACTGGCGACACTTGCAGAGGTTCCGATTGCCAATGCACCGCTGACCATTCGTGTGACTACGCGGGTCGTGTCCACAAGTGCAGTCGTCCCCCGCTCCCTGCTCCACCCCACGGCGCTGCTCGATGCGAGTGATCAAGGCACACTGGCAGGTGGTCCCGCATCGGTAGCAACGCGATGTCCCATGATCGGGCCACAGATGTACTCCCGTCTTGCCAGTTTGCGGGCAGAGACCGTCCCCCTCGTTCAGCGGACAGTCCGGCTCGGCGGGGTCGCGGTCAGTCATTGGTGGGTGCTCATAGATTGGTCCTCTGGTGTAGCCTGGAGGCGTTGTTCAGCCCGTTGATTCGTCGATTGAGTTGTTCCTCGTCAGCCCTGGTGTTAGCGCATCGGGGCTGACTCATGCGCCGGGCCAGATTCGGCCGCGCTTGCGGATCTGGCGCGACGCCTCAATGAAGCTCGCCCTGGTCTCAATGTCAGCCCGTTCCTTTACCGTGGGTTCACGGGTCGTCCACCCCATCGGGGTCTCGGCGAAGAGCTGGGGCTCACCGCAGTTGAGGCAAATGGAGATGTTGCCTTCCTGTGGGGCGCTGGACCCTAGACCAGTGGTCGCTTCAATCGGATAGCCGCAGGTGGCACAGCACGAGCCCGGCACGAGGTCTGTGGTATCAAACTCTCTCGCTACATGGTCGACGCGATAGACCGCGCCCCGTGCCACGTGGCTCATGCTGAGTCGTTCCTCGTCAGTGATCAGCGAGTACCGCTCACGCACGAGGCGCATGCCGTGGATCTCCAGCACTTCTGGCGGCGGCCACTCATTGACCCCGAACTGCGCGCACAGGCCGCGCACGCCGACGTGGTCACCTTCGATCACGATGTGGTCATCGTCGAAGATCATTCGCGCACCGTTGGTGAGCCGCTGTCCCGTAGGCGTTGGATGAAGGCCTGGGTGGCTGCGAAGTCATCGTCGACTTCTGGCATCACCTGGGCGGCGCCGCAAATGCGGCAGCGCTTCATTGCGTAGACGTGCTCGTGCTCTGACATCACAGCACCTTGATTGTCGGCATCGTGTTGAACATCTCGACGATCACGGCAAGGCGAACGAACTCTTCGCTGAACTCGCCACCTCCGAGATGTCCGACCTGCATGCGCTCCAGCGCGTAGAGCCGCGTCTTCACTTCATCCACGACTTGCTTGATCACGAAAGGCCGGCCGTCGCGCTCTGCCTGCCGCCCACGCTTGGACTGCTGCTTGCGCGCGGCCAAGATTGCAGCGCAGCACTTGCAGTCATTCGGCTCGATCTCGTCTGCCACGATGCAGAACTCGTCGTGCCTAACAGTCTCGTCGTAGTCGAGATGCGGCACTCCCGCCATCACCATTGCGCCGCAATACCCGCAGCGGTACTGCCCCAATGGCACGCCGACCATTTGCTGCGGCTCCCACGGCCACGGGCAGGGCTCGCCGGCCTCGTTCAATGGTCCGCGAATGTCGTCCCGCTTGGTGAGGTCGATCTCGGCCGCATCCTCCGGCGCGATGTCGTACCAGTATGTGACGCTCATCGCTTGACCACCAGCACTCCGTCGTCGTTGATGTCGAGTGTCAACTCCCAGCCAAGCTCCCCTTGGAACAGGCAGACCAAATCGCCTGCCTTGATCGGTGTCGTGATGTGGGCAATCACTTTGTCGTCGTCGCTCATATCGTTCCAATCGCTCCGAAGTTGGGGAGAACACTCTCCCCTGTCGCGAGCCCCCACAGGTGCAGGGCGCGCGGGTGAATGTTGATGTGCTCATCTGGCGGGACGAACACTTGGTAGGCGAATCCGGTAGGCCAAACAGCCTTGTGCAGCATCACGAGGTCGGCGTAGGTGGGCATCTCTGGCCTGGAGATGGATGCGTGCCACCACCAGTCATGGCGCGGGTCGATCTCCGGGTCGTAGTTGCTCGACGTCACGATGACTCGGGCCGGAGCTTCATCATCGGTGGAGTCGATCGTCCACCCCATCGGGCCGAACGGCTCGGGGATGCCCCATGAGTCGCGCCCGAGTCGGCGACGCACGGCCAGCGCGTCGATCGCAATGCTCATGGCCCGATCGCAACCGCAGCGTCGACCCCGTGCTCGTGCACCCAGGCGTCGACCTCAATGCTCGACTGGCGGTAGGTGCGCCCGCCATCGGAGTCTCCCGCAATCACGCACCAAGTGTGGTGGTCCTCTAGATGCCCGATCCCGCCGACGACTGAACGCAGCATGCACTCGCGGTGCACGTCGCGCCGCACGCCGTCGACCAGTAGGCCGTGGTGGGCAAGCTGCTCACCCTCCAGTAGTGGTTCGTTGCAAAGCAGGCAGTCGGTCACTTCTGGCTCACTCCCCAAATGGTCTCGAAGTCGTTGCAGTCACATATGTGCGCCTTGCATTCCGGTCCGGGTAGGCCAGAGTGCGGGCAGCGCCCCTTGCTCAGTTCCGCAACTTGGTGCGTGAGCCATTGCACGTCCTGGGTGCCGCACTCGTCGTCGTGGCCGGGGCGTTTCTCGCACGCGCCGAACGGCTTGCCGCAGGTGGGGTTAGTCGCCATAGTCGTCGAGTCTTTCAATGGGCTCCGTGAATAACATGACGGTGCCCTCGTCGTGCTTGCTTGCGAAGTGCGCCTCGACGTCAGTCAGGTCGGGACTGACTCTGAATCCTGCGACTTGACCGCGCCCCAGCTCTTCGTCAGTGATCTCGCCCTGTTCGATCAGTTGGACCCGCACTGCCACGGGCACTACGTCCCCGCACTTGTGGCAGTTGAAGTCCACGCGCGGCACCGCGTCATGCTCAACTTCGCGCAGTAGTGCCGTGAGCCCGCCGATCGCATCCTGTCGCTGCTTCGGTGTGGGAAAGGTCGCGCCGGTCACGTCGAGGATGCCGGCGATACGCTCGTGCTCGTTCATGGCGGTCCTTCGTGGAGTGGGGAGTGCCCGGCTCCCCAACCTCAGCGGGGGCGCTTAGCGAGAAGCCGGACACTCGATCGTGGGTTAGCCCGCAGCTCGTGCGCTGCCCTTGGAATGTTTCGCGCCAGCGATCTTGTGCGTGAACGCCTTGTGCGACCCCAGCCCGGCGTTGGTGGGGCTGATGTGCTTGCAGCCTGGCTGGTCGCAAGGAAACTCTCCGCGCTCCTGTGGCGCGCGTTGCCTACCCCCGCCTCGCGCCCATGCCTTTGGAACGTAGGTCGGGTCGAAGATGAGCGCGCCACTTTCCACGCGCTCCACAACATTGGCGCCAGAGAATCCGTGCGTCTGCATGAGATGTTGCGCGAGCCCCATCTTCGTCTCGGAGGTGAATGAGCATCCGGGGCCGAGACATTTCCTCAATATGACGTTGCCCGCATCATCAAGTTCGCGCCCCATGCTCTTCTTCTTGGCGGTCGACGAGCGCACGACCGGGCGTCCCATGTCGATATATCCTTTCGCGAGATTGCGCAGGCAGGCCGCAACGCACAGGTCGATCTCGATTGCCTCGCCGTCAATAACAATCTCAACGGTCTTGCTGTCTTCTTCGACAGTGACGCGTCCACACTTGTCGCACGTGACGTTCACTACTACGAGTCTTGCCATTGTGAAGCCCCCTTGTCGGTTGGGTTAGCTGCGCCGGCTCGGATGCCGACTCGGATAGATGCCTTGCTCCATTAGTCGTACGCGATCACTGAGTGCAGTGATGCGACGACCCATGAGAAAAGTGCTGGCCGCGAGTGCGCCGACCGCGAGGCCGGTGAACCATGAAAGGAAAGTCACGACGCGTCTCGTTCCTTGTCCCACGACTTGTTTTTCATGCGTCGGTAGATTTCAGCGCGCACGACGTCGCCTTTGATTGCACCAATGCCAGGGATGAGGTAGTCGTCGGCGTAGGAGTAGCTGCGTGAGATGAGCACGAACGATGGCACCGCAAACTCGTCGTAGCGTTCGGTCCCGCAGCGCAGGCACACCAGGACGCGCGTGGCGACATTGATTGACTTCGTTTCGGGGTCGCGTCGCCCCACCATGTCCGTGGACCATTCCCATGCGTGCGAGAAGTCGCGGCACATGAGGTGGGAGCGTTTGCGGTGGCGGATCTCCACATCAATGTCGGGCGCGGGGGCGTCGGGTTCTTTCTTCTTTCGCGGCTTGACAACCTTCTTCGCTATCAACTTGCTGGGGGTAGGTGCCATTCCTAGTTCTCCTCGCGAGTTGGGCTGACGCTGGGGATGCCATTGGAGGGGGGGTCTGCTATTCGTGCCCGATTCATTGCCGCTCGTAGTAGCGAGATGACCCCGATGTCGAGCAGAACGCACCACGCTCTCACTTCATCTACCGTCAGCGGCAGGGTGCCGTTCCATCGGGCATGTGTGTAGCTCGGCGACCTGTGAATGGCCGACGCGATCGTCGCTTGAGTTAGATGTTGACGCGCAGATTCGGCGCGCAACTCGGTCGCAATAGCGCTCGACAGACTTACGGTCTGCCGACTTTCTTTCCCCATGCGCGTGAACTTACACAATGGGCTCAATGAATGTGCCTAACACCCCAATCTTCGGCGTGCCAAACCTCGATTGGGTTAGCGGATCTTGCTTGCCTGTGCAGCGAGCACGATGCCAGCAGGTTCCATTTCAAGGACTGCGCACCAAAGCGCTAGCTCATCGACAGTCAGTGCGGCGTACCCGTGCCAGCGCTCATTGATATAGGCATTGGACCTGTTGAGGGCGACGGCGATCTGTGTTTGAGTGATGCCACGCCGTGCGGATTCCGCCCGCAGCTCTGCGGCCAGACAGATGGAAAGACCCTCTGCCGGGCGCGCCTTCTTAGCATTGGATTTCGACACATTCTTCGGCACGGAGAAGACGGTACCTGAATTTGGCTCAAAATTCGTCACGACATTATTCTGGGGTATCGGGCTGACACTCTCCAGGCTCGCTGTACCCTGATAGCACGTCCCGTAGCACGTCCCGCAGGAGGTTGACGTGGCAAACCGCACCACTGGCGGTGATCGCAAGCCGGTCGCTTGGGTGCGTAAAGAGTTTGAGGACCAGCTTCGGCAAGGCGCGATGGTCAAGGAGGCGCTGGCGACGGTTGGTCGGTCACAGTCCTGGTACGACGTCCAGCGCAAGGACGCCGAATGGGCCGCGCAGGTTGACCGGATCAAGGCGTACGTGTCCGCACCGGAGCGGCGCCCCAACTCGCTCCCCGACTTCCCTGAGTTCTGCGAGAAGTACCTCGGCATGAAGTTGTGGCCACACCAGCTCGCATGGTTCGACGTGTTGGAGGGTCGCGAGCCGCGCTGGGTGCACCCCTCGATGACGTACTCGTGCGGTTCTGCCGGCGCGAGCCGCGTCCTAATCAACGTGCCACCCAACCATGCCAAGACCATGACGATCTCGATTGCGTACGTGCTGTGGAAGTTGCTCGGCGACACCACCATGACCGTGCTCTTGATCTCCAAGACACAAGAGTTTGCCAAGAAAATCCTGTGGGCTATCAAGCAGCGCTTGACCCACCCGCGCTACGCCGACCTCCAGCTCGCCTTCGGGCCGCCCGATGGCTTCAAGGCGTCGGCGGACATGTGGACCGCCAACCGCGTCTACCTGTGGGGCGATCAGCGTGACAGTGGCGAGAAAGATCCCTCGATCGAAGCGGTCGGCATGGGCGGGCAGATATATGGCAACCGTGCGCGCCTGATCTTGGTCGATGACGCGATCGTGTTGAGCAACGCGTCGCAATGGCAGTCGCAGCAGGACTGGATTCGTCAAGAGGTTGCCTCGCGCATTGGTCCCGACGATCAGATCGTCGTCGTTGGCACGCGGGTCGCCCCCATTGACCTGTATCGCGAGCTACGCAACCCCGAGCACTATGCCGACGAGGAGGTGCCGTGGACGATCTTCTCGATGCCAGCGGTTCTGGAGTACGCCGACGAGATTGAGGATTGGGTCACGCTCTGGCCGATCACTGACGAGCCGTTCTCGGATCGTGACCGACCGCGCGACGACGGGTTCTATGAACGCTGGACTGGCAAGCGACTGTCAAAGGTGCGCAATGAGGTCGGTGCTCGACGTTGGGGCTTGGTCTATCAACAGCAGGACATGGAGGACGATGCGACGTTCGATCACATCTGTGTGCGCGGGTCAATCGACGGCTTCCGTGGCACGGGGATCTTGGTGCCTGGCGCTGTGGGCGTGCCAGCGAACATGCAGGCGCCGTACGTCATCTGCACTATCGACCCTGCCGTGAAAGGCAACACGGCGGCATGCGTCTATGCGGTGGATCGCCGGACAGGCAAGCGTTACATCCTGGACATGAAGGTCATCACCGGGCCGACACCCAAGCAAATGCGCGAGATGATCGAGATGTTGACGACGAAGTACACGCCGCATGAGTGGATCGTGGAAGCCAACGCCTATCAGCTTGCACTCGTGCAAGACGAGACGATCACGGCGTACCTGGCGGCGCGAGGTATTCCGATGAAGCCGCATTACACCAACAACAACAAGATGGATGACGACTACGGCGTGGCCTCAATGTCGGTCCTGTTTGGTACAACTGCGGTCGACGGCCAACGTCGCGTCCATCAGGGCGACAATCTCATTAGCCTGCCCAATCAGTCGACACCGGGCATCAAGATGCTGGTCGATGAGCTGATCGCGTGGACGCCGAACATTCCCACCAAGCATCGCCGACAGGACACGGTGATGGCTCTATGGTTCGCGGAATTACGTGCACGTGAGTTGATCTTGACCGCGACTCGGCGCCAATTCTTCTCCAAGCCCAACAGTTTCAGCTCCGTGCGCGACCTGGAGCGTCGCTACACCGTGAACCTCGACGACGTGCTCTCCGCGACCGATGAAGACAGGCAGGGTTCCTTCCTGTAGCTTTAACTAGGCGGGACTTGCTATCGTTCCTGCATACGGTCCCTATCCGGTGAGGGGTGGCCCGGTGGCTGAGTTCGCACAGACCGTCTCCGATCACGTCGATCGTCTCCGTAAGCGCAAGATTGCTCGTGACCAACGCATGCTGGCTTGGCACTTGGTGATGACCGGGCGTGCGGAAATGGTCTTCCAGAATCTCTTTCCCTCCGACTGGCCCAAGCCCGTCATTGCCAACACCGTCAAGTCGGCCGCCGAGGACGCGGCCATGATGATCGGCGTCCTGCCCACTCTCGGCGCGGCCGGTGACTCCCAGCTCGACGAGTCCAAGCGCAGCAGGACCGACAAGAACTCGCGGATCATCAACTACCTGGCCTATGCGTCAGCACTCGGCAATCAACTCCCCCTTGGCGCTTTGCGCTTCGTCGGGTACGGCTTCATGCCGATCATTGTTGAGCCGAACATGGAAGAGAATCGCCCCGAGATTCGCATTGACGATCCAATGGGCGCCTACTACGAGCGCGATCGTTTCCGTCGCGTGACCATGTACTGCAAGGTGTTTCGCCGCACCATCTCCGAACTCTCGGTGATGTTCCCCGAGCACGCCGCGATCCTCCAGAAGCGGTCGGCGTACAACGTCTCCGGCAGTGCCGACGAATATCTGGACGTCGTGCGCTATTGGGACAAAGACAGAATCATGATGTACGTGCCCAAGCGTCAAGGGCTCGTGCTCTCATCTGTCCCCAATCTCATGGGCGAAGTCCCTGTCGCTATTGCTGAACTTGACTCGATCGACAACGAAGAGCGCGGTGGCTACGACGACGCACTGTGGGTGTTCGCTGCTAAGGCGCGACTGGCACTGCTCAACATGGAAGGCGCGACCAAGGCGATTGAGGCGCCGATCGCGCTACCCAACGATGTGCAGGAGTTTAACTTCGGGCCCGATGCACTGCTTCGATCCAACAGTCCAGAGAAGATCCGTCGAGTAGCGCTCGACATCCCCAACAGTGCGATGTTCGAGATGCGCAACTTGGATGAAGAGTTGAAGCTCGCTACACATTTCCCCGACGTGCGGGCCGGGCAGACTGACGCATCCGTTGTCACGGGTCGTGGCGTGCAGGCATTGCTTGGTGGTTTCGATCAGCGAATCAAGGGCGCGCAAACTCAGGTCGGCTCGACTGTGGCCGACTCACTGACGCTCGCATTGAAGATGGACAAGCAGTTTTTCGGCGATCAGTCCAAGAAGGTGTACGCGTCGGTCAATGGCGCTGCCTACGAACTCACGTACACCCCGAATCGCGACATCATCTCCACACATGTCTCCGCTGAATACGGCGTCATGGCGGGACTTGATCCTTCGCGCTCATTGGTCTGGAGTTTGCAGGCACTCGGCGCCGGCCTGGTGTCTGAATCGTTCGTGCGCCGCAACCTGCCTATCAACATCAACGCGTCTGAGGAAGAGAAGCTGATCGACGTTGAGAAACTGCGCGGCTCGTTGCTGGTTGCCGCGCAGTCGTATGCGCAAGCGATCCCCGAACTTGCAACGCAAGGTGGCGACCCTTTGCAAGTCATCCAGCGGCTCACACAGTTCATCGACGACCGCAAGAAGGGCGTCGCAATCGAGATCGCAGCAGCGCACGCGTTCAAGCCACCCGAGCCAGAGCCCGATCTCGCTGCCGATCCGGCTCTGGACCCCGCCGCGCAAGCGGGCGCCCCGGTGGACCCCAATGCGCAAATGGGCGGTGCAGCGGGTCCACCGGCAGGTGCTCAACCTGGGGGCGGTCCGTCGATGCCTGCGCAACCACCGTCAATGCAGCAGTTGCTTGCGCAGCTCTCAACCAGCGGTGATCCACGAATGTCAGCACGCACGGTGCGACAGACGCTCGTCTAATGAAGGGAAGTGAATGAAATGGGAAATATCTTCCCGCCACAGTCTCCACAGGGAGTAGTGCCACCGACTGCCGCCATTGACAGCGGTCTACCGACCGACGCGTCAGTTCCACACGGCGAAGTAGTGCTGCCGCACTACCCATCGCCAGTTGGCGACAACCCCTCTCCACGACTGTAGAGACGTGCGTGCACGGGTCGATCCGATGACGGCCCGTGCACGCCGCAGGAAAGGAATGACATGGCTGGTGCTCAGCTTGGCGGACTCCCTGTATCCGCTCCTGGTGCCAACTCCACGCGCACGGATCAACAGCCGATGCGTGACCTTCCTGATGCCGGTTACGGCGAGAACAAAGAGTTTCGTGAGATGCAGGCCGGTGCGCCGATGGCGGCGACGCCAGCCCCACCATCGCCGGTAGGGCTCTTTGAGCCCTCGCAACGTCCCGGTGAACCAGTCAGCTACGGCGCGAACTTCGGCGAAGGGCCGGGCAGTGAAGCGCTCGTGCGCCCACCGGCCGCATACACGCCCCCAACGTTGACTTCCACTCTGCAAAAACTTGCGTCGATCGAGCCCAACAACGAACGCATGAGTGCCCTGCTTGCCCTCGTCGAGCGGCAGGGCTGGTAATGGCAGACGCCAAGAAGACGCAAGGTTACGTCCCCAATACGGCCTCATCGCCGAGGACGGTTGAACCCACCCCGGCCCAATACGTTCCTTGGACTGCGGCGCCCTATGACGAGCGCGGCCCACAGACGCGACCTGAACAGTTGCGCGACGATGAGGATTTCTCTCGACAGGGACTAGGCCAGAAGGCGGCTCAGAACTACAACGACACGATCGGTCGCGCCTCGCAGTTGCGTCAAGCAGCAGAGCAAGGCGTTGGGTTTCAGGACTTCGACACAAACAATCGTCTCTTGGCGCCGCGTTCCAGTGGCTCCGCGCAGCAAAGCTGGCTGACACGGCAGCGTCTCACTGAGGCGACGCGGCTTGAGGCTGAATATGCGCAGGGCCAGCAAACAGTGCCGATCAGTAGTGCGCCATTGCAGAAGCTCGTCAACGATGCGCGATCGGCTGGAGTCATTCTCACCAGCAGGGACATTGCGAACGTCGTCAAACTTGGTGAACTGAATCGCGCCACCACGGTCTACATGCAGGCGGTGCAGCAGAACGACACCACGCGCGCCAAGAACGTCTTGCTGACCATGCGTCAATCCAATCCGCAGATGGCCGCCCTCGTGCCATATTGGGCGGAAGAGCAGTTCAACAATCTCACTGCCAAAGCCAAGGAAGAGGCGCTGAACTCCAACGTCATTAGTGACGCCATTGGTGGCGTGACGGAATGGGCGACCTCATCACTGATGTCACCTTTGGTGTGGCTTGACGCTGCGTGGGGCACGACCCAGCACGCCTTTCGTGCCGCCACCTGGCAGCCGAGTTTCACGGAACTCCCCAGCGGCAAGATCATCCCCGTCCTTCCCAACACATCAGGCTTCGCCTGGAGGTGGGGCCAGACCGAAAACGGGAAGTTCGATGAGGTCATGGTCAAGAAGCTCTATCAGGATTACCCGCAGCCCGCCGTGGATGCCGCCTTGACGTTGAGTAAGTCGATCGCGGACGGCAACACCGATGGCGTCATGGAGGTCCTGGGTAACGAGAGCGCCGACCCCGTAGCGCAAACATTCCTGCGCGACATCATCTACGGCGGCGAGAAGATGTCGAAGTTCGATGCAGCCGAACTGATGCGGAAACTCGACGAGTCCAACCTGGGTTCGCTCGGCCAGATTTTCACATCATCCCTGCTCGGCAGTGCGGGGTCTGGTTCACAGGCTCGCGAGATCGGTGCCGACGTTGCATCCGTGGTTGGTGGCCTGATCGACCCGACCATCATCTTTGCTACGGGCTTCCGTGCCGTGATCGCGTCGAAGTACATCATCACCAAGTTGGCGCCAGCGGCGGAAGGTCTCAATCACGCCTCCATCTCAGCCGCACTTGCGAGCAAGACTGTGGCCGGCCTGGAGACCAACCGTGCACGCCGCTACTTCCAAGGTTTTCTGCGCGAAGTGGACCGCATGGACGCACTCAACGAGGGCACCGATTGGGTGACCTACAAGGGAGCGTCGCAGCGCCAGAACATTGCCCGTCAGTACCGGCTCATCCCTGACGACATCGCGCAAGAGTGGATCGACAGAGTTACCAAGGGGCCGGACGGCAAACGCGCGATGGAGGGTCAGGCCATCGACGGCGGCGAACGCTCGATGGGCCTCATCGACTACATGGCTCAGCAAAACGATGAGTTCATGGTGCGCGGCGCCAACATCTCCGAGACCGCCCTTGCAACAGCGCGCGAGAATCTACTCAACCGCGCCGTGGTGGAGCGCCTGATCGAGCACGCCGATCCAGATGAACTCATGGATGCGATCAAAGCCGGCACGATCCCCAAGGACATGCTTGATCGTGCCGCCACCGAGGCCACCAATCTCACGCGACGTGAAGGCGGGCAACCGATCTTCGAGCGTCTCGTGGATTCACGAAACCGCGACATGCTCATGCCGCGCACGGGCGTCGTTGGTGACATGCGCCGTCGTGCCGTCAACGGCCTCATTGCCCAGCACATGCCAAGTGCGCGGACTAAGGCGTGGGTGGATGCGTACTTGGAGCATGCGAACTCCCCGAAGGATGTGATTGCTGCCCTCGACGAGCATGGCGACAGCATGGCTGCGCGTTCTGGCAACGTCCTCAAGGGTGAGAAGCTTCCGGGTCGTGCTGGCGCTGCGCTGGACAATGTGTCGCGCCAGTTCTCAACAATGCCGAACAGTCTCATCATCGACATTCGTACCGCCAAGGATGCGCCGACGTTCTACAAGTTCACGCGCCAGTTCTTTTCCAAGGATGCGTCCGACATCCTGACTGACTCTTTCCGCAAAGCAACCAAAGGCCAGCGGCGTCTCCTACTTGCTGGCGTGGTGCGTTCCGGTGCCGCGTCGCGCGGTGTTGATCTGACTAAAGAGGAAGTGCTTGGTCGTATCGACAACCTCGTTACGGGCTCACGTGAGGGCGAGATGTTTTCGGTCTCATCCAAGGACATGCCTTCGATCCTCGCGCGGCGTGCATCACTCCAGCAGGCAGACGACATCCTGAAAGATGTTGAGGGCTGGGAGAAATCCATCGGCGATTCCAAGTCCAAGCTCGCAAAGCTGGAGCAGCGGCTCGCTGGAGCCGAGGCGCAGGGAACGATCGACGGCTTGACGCCGAAAGCGATCAATGACCTACGCGAGTCCATCGGTATTCACCGCGAACGTATCGCGGATCGTCAGGCGAAAGTTGACCGCGCCAATCGTCGTGTGCAGCAGTTGCAGGATCAGGTGCTTCGTTCAATTCAACGTGAGCGTGCCAGCCGAGTGTCTGAGGCGTTGACCCGTTTGCCTGCAAGTGTGGCGGCCGAGATCAAGAGCAGCGCGAAGACGCTAGAGGACGCCAAGATCGAGGCGAAGACGAACGAGATCGTCTCCGTCTCCCCCGGCGACACCATCCCCGAGGGTAGTGATCTTCTCCCCGAGCCGACGGACCTTGGCGATTCGGTGCGCTTCATGGGCACCGACCCCGAGGGCAAGATCATCCTTGAGTTTGACGATGCACTTATCAGTGCAGACGACGCGTTCGCCAAGATTGAGTCGATCATCACGGATGCCCGTGTTCGTGATCAGGCGCGTGCGAAGGCGACCGCTGCGCGCGACAAGGGGCGTGCGAAGGCGACCGCTGCGCGCGACAAGGGGCGTCGCCGCAGCGCCGAACCGGATTCCACGGAAGAGCTGGGCGAATACATCCCGACATTGAACGACTACTTGTCAACCAGTCCCGAATATCGCGCCCTGCTTGATCAGGCAGCGCGCGATGTCGAGGCTGGCGAGATCCCCGACATTGACACTCTCGTTGCGGCCACTGATGAGATGGGCAAGGCGTGGGCCCGCATGGTGCTCGATGGCGACGACGCGGCAGTAATGCAGCAGCGCTTCCGTGAGTTTCTTGGGTTCACGTCCGAGAGGCCCAACAAGGAGTGGATCGCATCCAAGGGCGCGGAGTTTGATCAGCGTGCCGGCTGGGTTGGCATGCACTCTGATGTCGAGGCCGAAGAGATCATTGGCGACTCAAAGGCCGCACGTAGTCGGTGGGACCGTCACGGCGCAATGACGGTCAAGGATTTGCAAGACAAACTTAGCGCGTCCGATGAAGAGGGTCTGTGGTCGTGGTGGCACACGGGCGCCTCTGAAAACGTTGACCCGCAACAGTTCTTCGATCAGTACGGCGCCCCGCCACCGTGGCGTAGGGATGCGCGAGACAACCCGATCCCACCGGCTGAATACCTCGACACGTTGAACACCATTCCGGGCACGAAGTCCAAGGCGCGATTCCTTTTCCCGCCGTGGAAGCAGGACAAGACACGTGCGGAGCGCGACGCGTTCATCCAGCGAGAGTGGGACAGCGAGTACGCCTACCAACTGGAAGAGGCACTGGAGGGTCGCGACACCCGCGTGCTGGAGTCGTGGATTGATGGGCTCTACGGGCCTAAGCACGATGAGTTCGCGGACGTCGACTACGCGGACGAATTGGGATATATGAGCCCGCCAGGTGACCCCGAGGCACTTCCTGCCAAGCCGAAGGCGAAGCCCGAGCCGATCGTGGAAACGGGCGAGCCACTGGAGATGGTCACCGCGTCGACAGATCCACTGCCAAGCAATCAAGACATTCGCCGCATGGTGGCCGAGTGGGAGCAGAAGCGCACAGACCCAAGCACGATGGCCGACGAAGCTGGTCAGTGGTCACCGTCGCGTGATCAGTACGGCCACGAGCACGCCGTGCACCTGTATCAGACCGCCGACTTCGTGGCGATCCCACACTTGGCGCAGATCGAGGCGATCGGCACATTCAAGTCATCACGCGTGGGCAAGCTGGCTGGCTGGTCGATGCAGAACTCCACTGACATCTGGTCACTTGGCACATTGATCGGCTACCGCTTTGCGATTCGTTCATCGGTTGAGGATCTGATGTCATACGCGCTGACTGGCGGACTTGGGCATCTCGGTGATCTCCAGCGCGGGCGTCGTGCATCCACTGCGCTGCGCGAGATTCGACCAACAATCATGGAGGTCGACGGCAAGGACGCATTGGGCAAGGCCACGGGCAAGAAAGAGCTGGTGACGCGCTCACGACTTGGCGCAGTGGCGAAGCGCTCACGTAAGGCATCCGACTTCGCTGATCGCATTGCGCACGGCAACCTCCAATCCATTCAGACGTTCTGGCTTGGTGAAATGGATCAGCACCGCACGATCCTCGCGTCGGCCGAGGCAGAGCGCGGCAACTACCGCCCCCTACAACAGCTCGTCGGCGAAGCGTTCGGACGCATGCACTTGACGGGCATGTCCGAGCAGGACATTGATCATGTTCGTGACCTCGCAAGTGGCAGTTGGGGTCTGCGCAACATCGACAATCTTGCGGAGTCCGGTCAGCAAGTGTTCAAGGGCACGCAACCAACATTGGGCGCGGCCGTCGACAACCTCTTGGACATCCCTGACATTGAGTTCGCGAAGCCGGGCGTGCCGCTGTACTTCGGTGAGTACAAGAAGATGGGGCTCGGTGCGAAGGAAGACCGCGACCCAATGGCTGTGTGGTTCTGGCATCGTCAACTCCAGGCGACCGTGCAGGATGACGGGCCGATCGGCAAACTCGCCGTGCTGTGGCTCCAGCGTCCCGAGAAGGCCAAGGCTGAGATTGCCAACGCGATCCGCAAAGACACCGCGTACGGCTACAAGGATCATTTCTCACTCATCACCTCCGACGCGTCGATCGAGGATTTCGCCAACCGATACTTCGAGGGCGTGCTCTCGATGTTCCAAACCCGCAACGGCACGATCAACGAGAAGCTGCGCGCGGCGTTCATTGACGAGGTTGATCATGTCGATGGTGGTAAGCGCCCGTGGGTGTCTTGGACGACCAGCGATGACAAGGGGCTCAACCGCATCAAGATGACCCCGCAGGATCTTGGCGCCCTCGTGAAGCCAAGTGACCGGCCGGAGTATGTGCTTGGCCGTGAGCAACTTGCAGTGCCAATGGCGCGCAATGAGAAGGCGCTGTGGTCTGACCGCGCATGGGACTGGATGGGTAGTCAGTATGCGCGGCTTGCTCGTGAGCCGATCTACTTGGCGAACTACCTGCGCAATCGGCGTGCATTGAAGCCAGCCGAGGATCGCATGGCCGAGGCGTTCGGTAAGTCCGGTGGCCGTG